GATCGCGGGATCAGCATAGGGTGCTTTGCAGAGATCTGCGGCGTGTCAGAAAGCCTTCTGTGGAAGGTTTTTGTCGAAGAAACCCGTCCGCTGACAGAAGTTGTACAGATTCGAGTAAATCGCGCCTACAAGGAATGGAAACTCGGGAATCTGAGAACAATGCGTAGAAAGGACGGTACGGTCTACGCCGATTACCGCAAAGAACCTGTTTCACCATGTGTACAACATATGGGCATTGTCTATGCACATGGCGGCTTTCATGTACAGATTGGGCCGAAAAATAGACATGACTACAGCGCACCAACCATTGACGAAGCATTGAAAGGATAGTGAGATGGCAGTCCTAAAAGATTATCATTGCACCAAGCACGGGATTTTTGAAGCATGGGAGGCAAAATGCCCAATGAAACATTGCGAAGGCGAGTTGTCTGTCGTCTTTCTCCAGCCGGTGAGCGTGGGGTCGTCCGCCACGAAGAAAGCAGATCAATCGCTCCAGAACCTTGCATCCGATTACGGGATGGACAATGTGAAATCAACCCGAGCCGACGAGCATCAGACCGGATACATTGTGAGAAACAATGCGCCACCGCCAGAGCCAGAGTACAGGCCAGGGAATGCGGCGCTGTGGGGACAACAGGGCCCGTTTAACATGAACACCATCATGAAGGGCGGCGCGTTCAAGTCTGTGAACGGGGAATCCGTAGGTATGAACCCTAAGGATGCCGGTAACTTGACCGGCCCTCGCCCGTCAGTTGTAATCAATGATCACGAAAATCTGAAGATTCAGCCATGAGAATTCCTAAAGAGCCAGAAGAGCGGGAACGGTTTTATCTGGATTTGATCCAGAAATGCACCGTCTCCAAAGACCGGCGTACTGCTGATTACGCCACTCTGCGAAACTGGTATCTGTTTGGGAACGGCCCCGACGAGTCTCCGGCGCTTTACAACAAGATCTTCCCGCACATCGACCAGTTGTGCAGCTTCTTGTACAGCGCGGAGACAACGAGGTTTTCAATTGATCTGGGCGCGGAAGTGCATGATCAGGAACACGACAAGGTTCCCGCTCTCACCCGCGCTCTTAACGACGAATGGCTTAACAGCAACGCTGACCAAGTATTCAGCATGGGCGTTGCCTGGTCGCTGTGCTTCAACAGTACATTCATCAAGCTGGTGGTCAATCGAGGCATCCATCCGTACATGGTGGAGCCCAGTTGCATAGGCGTACTGCGCGAAGACACGCCTGGGCTAGACCATCAAGAAGCAATCACTCACAGCTACTACATTACCAAATCGGAGTTGTATGGTCGGCTGTATTCGCATCCCAAGCGCGAAAGCATTGTTGCCCGCGTAGGAGCCATGCAGCATGAACGCACAGAGGTCGCTAATGGCCTTCAGCGCGTCTTAATGTCTGCTGTTAGCCCTACCATGTACGGCAACGTCAATCTAGACCTTTCAGGGCAGCAAAACTACAAAGCAGAAGTTGCCGAGCCTACGGTCGAGATGACCGAGCTATGGGTTTGGAACGATGAGACTGAAGACTACCAAGTCGTCACCATTGCCGAACCTGATGTGATCATCTACGACCGCACCGGCGAAAGCATGTTCTTGAAGGGCGAGTGCCCGTTCATTCAAATCTGCCCAAGTCCTCTGTACGATTATTTCTGGGGTCAGTCTGAAGTTCAGCGGTTGCTTTACCTGCAACAACTGCGGAATCAACGCATCACAGAGATCATTGACCTGCTCTCCAAGCAAGTAAACCCGCCAACTGCGCTGATCGGGTTTACGGGAATTCTGGACGAAAAGAATTTTGCTCTCAACCGAGCTGGTGGCTTGTTGTCTACGGACATGCCCAACGCCAAAGTTGAGAAGATGGCCCCGACCATGCCACCGGATCTGTTCAAAGAGATCGCACAGATTGATGCCATGTTTGAAGAGGCATCCGGCATCAGCAACGTGTTGCAGGGGAAGGGCGAGTCAGGCGTTCGCTCGAGCGGACATGCCAGCCAACTTGCTCGTCTGGGCTCGAGCCGCGCCAAGCGCCGCGCTCTTGTGATTGAAGATAGCCTTGAGAAGATGGCAACTTTGTATCTCAAGTTGATGCAACGATATGACCCGACGCACTTCAAGGATGCTATTGGCAACAAGTTCATCCCAGAACAATTTACCAAGGACTATGTGGTCAAGGTAGATGCTCACTCGAATAGCCCGATATTCATGGAAGATTTGAGGTCGATGGCTTTTGAGTTGTTCAAGGCTGGCGCAATTGACAAGGAATCGTTGATTGATTTGCTTGAGCCTCCTATGAAGCAGCACCTTAAAGAAAAGCTGAAGCGGCTGGAAAAGAAAGAAGAAGAAGCAAAGCAACAAGCTGAAGCGGCAAAGGCATCTCAACCTCAAAAACCTCCTAAGGAGCAATGATGGCAAGTAAACCCAGAGTGATGACTAGATCTGGAAATCAGCCCAGAGTTACCAAAAAAAGTTTGGGTTGGCAAAAAAGTGCGCCTAACTTGACTTATCGCCAAAATAGTAATACAACCTCCATGACCCGTAGTGGGCGCGAGAAATCACGACGCGAAGGTTAGGGTTTGGCTGACTCTCCTTTAAGAAGTTGGCCGCTTGCTCAAGGACTCACCATCATGGCACGCAAAGCACGCAAGGGCCGCAAGGCTCGCAAGTAATCCTTCGCAGGATTCCCTACGGGGGGCAGGGTATGGCCCCCCATGAACAAGGATACAAATGAGCGTTCCACCCGACCAGTTGATGAATTTGATGAAGCAAGGCCAAGCACCTGGTGCTGGTGGTGCTCCAATGCCGTCTGCTGGCCCTGGTGAAGCCGGCTCAATGGGGATGTCCGAAAGCGGTACGCCGCCAATGGGCGCACCAATGTCTACGCCAGAACCTACGATGGGTTCCCGCGAAGGCGCAATGATTAACTTGAGCATGGCTCTGGATCTGATTGAGCAAGCACTTCCTGCTCTCGGCCCAGACGGTGAAAAGCTCATGCAGACCGTGCGCGGACTGAACCAAATTATCGGCCCTCGCAAGGGGAAGACTAACGAATTGCAGCAGTCTGAAATTCTTCAGATGATGCAGTCATTGCCACAAGCGGGTGGTGCATCTCCAGAGCGCAGGGCTATGATGTCCGCGCCAAACCCTGGAATGCCGCAGCCAGGTGGCGCTCCGCAACCAGCATAAGGAAATATCATGGACTTGTTCCGCCCAAAGGGTTTTGCCAGCGTGCGCCGCCCTACTGACGACAATCAAAACAATGGTCGCGTCATCAACACGCCCCGTTTCGCTGAGTATGGTGGCCTTGGATCAGCCAAGAAGACCTATCAAGGTAAAGACTCAAGCAGCGTCTATGTCGCCAAGCCTGGCGACGGCAAAAAAGTTATCTAACAGCGAACTGAGGCTAACATGTCGCTCGAAAACTACTCCCTTGAAGCCCGTGATGAACTCGCGGGTTTGGCTCAACAACTTGCAGAGAACCCTGCTACCCGCAAGGATTTCCTGCGCTTGACCCAAAAGATCAAGCCTGACCTTCCGATTCCAGAACTGGACATCGAGCGGTACACCAACGAAGCGGTTAGCGCCGCCGAAAAGCGTGTGCTGGAACTCGAGTCCAAGCTTAAGAATCGTGAACTGGTTGAAGAGTTGGATGGCCGTCGTAATGCTTTGATCAAGAAGAATCTTGCCAAAGAAGACGACATTCCAGCGATTGAGAAGCTCATGCTGGAGCGAGGGATTACCAATCACGAAACCGCTGCTGAATACCACGATTGGATGAAGCAAGCGGCTACACCTACACCTTCCGGCTATAACCCTTCACCGCTGAACAAGTTCAGCTTGAATGAGTACTGGAAGAATCCTCAGACCGCAGCGCGGAACGAGGCGCTTAAAGCAATCAATGATCTGCGTAAACCTACGCGGCCCATTGGACTGTGATAGAGGCTCTTTTTTAATTATCCGGAGATAAAGCATGGCTATTGGCGGCGGCATTCTTCCGGCATCGGGTTCAAGCCAGTATTCCGAGTTGACCTATGTCACTCGCCGTGCTTTTATTCCGAAGCTGGTTGTTCAAATCTACAACTCGACCCCGCTGATGGCGGCTCTGATTGCTAACAGTCAGTCCGCGTCGGGTGGTGTTTCTTCTGTTACAGCACCTGTTCAGGGCACTCAGTTTGTGAACGCTCAATGGTCGGATTATTCCGGCTCGTTCGCACAACCAAGCGTTCAGCAAGGTGTAACCAACGCTGAGTACAACCTCAAGCTGATGATCGCTCCTGTTCCGTTCCTCGGGATGGAAGGCGTGGCCCAGCAAGATGCTGCTGTGATTCCGCTGATCGAAGCGCGGATGAACGACGCGACGAACGTGATGATGGACGCGATGGCAACGTCGCTGTACACCAACACGACCAACACGCAGCAATTTATTGGTCTTCCTGCGGCAATTGACGACGGTACGGGTACTGCTTCTTACGGCAACATTACCCGTTCGTCTACGGTCAATTCGTGGTGGCGTTCAAAGGTTTATGCTGCTGGCGGCGTGAACCCAACTCGTCAAAACGTGTTGCAGTACATTTCTGGCACGGTCAAGAACGCTGCTGAAGTGCCATCGTTTGGCATTTGCGGTTTTGGTACTTGGACTTTGTTGGCTCAAGACTTTGTTGGTCAAGAGCAGTACGTCATCACCCCAGGCAAAGGCATCGGTTTTGACAACGATCCAGACGGCCCACAATCGGGTTTCCGCGCTTTGATGGTTGCTGGTGTGCCCATCTACGCTGACCCGTATTGCCCCGAAGGTACGATGTACTTCATCAATACGAACTACATGTCGTTGTACATTCACGAACAAGGTTCGTTTGTGTTCACCGGCTTTGAATCGACGCTGCCCAATTGGCAGATCGGTTATGTGGGCGCGGTGTTGATGATTGCTGAGTTGGTCAACGTCAAGCCTCGCGCCATGACAAAGATCACAGGCTTTAACTACCTGTCCATCTAAGGAGAAGATTAAATGTCTCTTAGTGCAAATAAAATCATTCTTAGCCAAGCGAATGCAAAGACGCCTGGTGCTTATGTTCAAGTTGTTAGCGTTGCAAACGTTGGTCAGGGCAATGCCACGACCATGAACGTGACCAATGGTGGCGCACAGTTTATTCCTACCGGAATTTACATGTTCCCAGGTCAAGCCAACGTGACCATTGAAATTAACAACTTCAACAACTCGACCAACGCTAACGCTTGGACAACGTATTTGTCTAACGCAAACTCTGGCGTAATCATCTCTGATGGTTGGAGTCTTCGTGCAAACGGCGCTGCCAGTTTGGCTGCAACGACGGTTACGTTGTACGGCTTCAACGAAGGTGCTGCAACGTCTAACGGTTCCGGTACTGCTTGGTAAGGTGAACGCATGAACTCAAGCAACGTCGGCAATCGCTATCCCAGTTCGTTTGGCAGCTATGTAATTGCTACCAATCCGTCAGTTTCTTTGAGCGCGACTGGTAACGCTGTTGCCACGTTGTCTTTGGTTGGTACCAACTCCATCATCCGACGGATTACGGTTAGCCTTCCTAGCGCAACGCTGGCAACGGGCAACATTGCTATTTACACCAGCAATGACGGCAACACCAGCAACCTTGTGAGTGCCAATACGGTTTTGACTAACGTGTCGGCAACTAACACTTGGCAAGATTTGACGCTTGCTGCTGCTGCTGCAACCAAGTCTTATACAAACGGCGCACTCTTTGTTTGCGTGAACACGGCTGTTGCTGGCACCTGCCAGATCACCGTACAAGGCGACGTAGTTTCTCCGTGAGTGATTCACTCTGGGTGACAAATGAAGGCTCTATCCCGTGGACGGAAACGTTTCGCGGGAAAGAGTTTTCGTTTCTGCCTGGGGTGCCCGCGCTGATCCCTCGGGATATGGCGGATCTTGTTTTTGGGCACTATGCCAAAGACAAAACAGAATTCTTGGCTCGTCTGGGTTGGATCAAATACAATTCAGATGTTCCTGCGGCTCTAGAACGTTTGGCTAAGTTCCAAGTCTCTGAAGAGTTGCCCGTAAAGCCTCGCTTAGTAGCCTCGGCGGGTGGCGCAGTACCCCTAAGGGTCGAAAGACCTGCAGGGCGAAAAGCCTTAGTTCAGTCGATGTAATATGGATGATCAATGGCAACCCTTTCATCGTACATCACAGAAGTCCGCAGGCTTTTGCACGATGCGAATGGGAACTTCTGGTCAGATACAGAGCTAACCGACAACATCAACGATGCGCGGGAGCGCGTTGTTCGAGACACCGGCTGTCTCCGCACCCTACAAGTCAGTTACACGCCCCTTGCGCCTAACAATACGGCTGCAACGCTGTGGTCATCCGGTTTGGTGGTCACGGCGGGACAATATGTGTACTCTGGCATTTTTATCTACCAAGTAACAGTAGGTGGAACGCTAGGAACATCTGCACCTCCTTATCCTGGTGCTGGAACGTCTCTTTATCCGCCCAGCACAGCATTTACTGACGGTACAGCCAAGCTGCTGTACTACGGGCCGTGCGAAATCATTCCATACGGGTCACTTCCAAGCGGCATCCAGACGCTGGACATCTTGAACGTGAACCTGTACTGGGGCAACACTCGTATTCCTCTGCGCTATCTGTCGTGGAGCGACTTCAATGCCAAGTTGCGGTTTTGGCAGAACAACACGGGACGTCCTGTGTGTTTTTCTGTGTTTGGTCAGCAACAGATTTTTATATCGCCTGTTCCAGACCAGAGTTACGTCATTGAGCTGGACACCGTGATCTTGCCTACAGCGTTGTTGTTGACTGCACCAACGGTGACGGATCAGATCAACGATCCGTACACCGCGCCCGTGGCTTTCTATGCTGCGTACAAGTCCAAGTACAAAGAGCAAAGCTACGGTGAGGCCGAGATATTCAAGCAAGAGTACATGAAGCAGGTTCAGGCGGTTTTGTCGTCTGTGTACACACGCCGAATTCCTGACGCTTACGGTCGATAAACATGGCGGCGACTGAGCAAAAAAAGTCCTATGCCGTTATAAAAAACTTCAAGGGACTCAACACCAAAGCCAACAGAACGGCTATCGGTGAAGACGAGTTTGCTTGGATCGAGAACGTCATGCCTATCGGGGCTGGCAACTTAAAGATTATCCCTCAGTCTTTAACAGTCTTTGATTCCGGTGCGAATGCAGTTACGTTTGCCAACACGGTGACGTTGCTGACATCCACAAACATCAATGTTGCTGACTACATCCTTGCCGCCGAATCAGACGGTCGGATGGAGTACTTCAATGTAACCGGCGGACTCAAAGGCAACGTTGCTGTTACCGGCACGTTTTCTTCATCTGGCGTCAGCACCGCTCAGTACAAAAACGAACGTGTGATCATTGGAGATCCAGACAAAGGATTGTTCAGTTGGGATTCCAACAACACGGTCAGCATTGGATCTGTTGGTTCAATAGCGATTACCAGCAGCGGAAGCGGTTACGGTGTTGTTCCTACTGTCAACATTAGCGCCCCTAACGATGCTAACGGCGTACAAGCAACCGCTGTAGTCACCGTCAATACCGGCACTGGCTCAGTTGTAGACACCAAGATCACAGCGGCAGGAACGGGCTATACAACTCCCCCAACGCTGTCGTTTGCCGCGCCTAATACGGTCGGCGGTGTTCGAGCTTCTGCGTATGCAGTTGTCAGCGGCGGGGCAATTGTGCAAGTGGTCATTACCAACGCAGGTAGTGGGTACACCAGCACTCCGGCCATTACCATCACGCCTAACAGCGGTGGTGCAAGCGGTGCAATCACGGCGGTGTTGAATACGGGCGGAATCAACTACATTGCCATTACCAATGCTGGATCAGGTTACACCAGCCCACCCACCATATCGTTTTCTGGCGGTGGTGGCGGTAGCGGCGCGGCAGCATTGGCTCAGTTGGCTACATTCAAGACCGGCACAGTCACGGTTGTTGTTACGAATGGTGGAGCAAATTACACCAACTCTGCCAATACCGTTGTGACGTTTACCAGCGGTGGTGGTGCTAATGCAGCAGCAACAGCGGTACTGTCTGGAAACGTAGTCAGCCAGGTTGTGATGACCAACCCTGGCACCGGATACACAAGCGCACCAACGGTTGCAATTACGGGCGGCGGCGGTAGCGGCGCAACGGCAATTGCTGTTGTCAATCTAGACCAGATCGTAGACGTTGCTACGTTTTCAGGACGAGTTTGGGTTGCGGCTGGACGCACGGTGTACTACAGCGCGGCAGGAAGCTACAGCGACTTTACAAGCGTGTCTGCTGGCAGTTTTGTGCTGACAGACTCTACGCTGCACGGCAACATTAAGTGTTTACTGTCGGCCAACAACTTTTTGTACATCTTTGGCGATGACAGCATCAACGTGTTCAGCGATGTGCGCGTCAACTCGTTTGGTCAGACCCTATTTACCAATGCCAACTTGACAGCAAGCATTGGTAGCAAGCGCATATACGCCATTTTTCCGTACTACCGTTCTGT